TTTTGGAATGTTACTGATGGCGGCACCTGCACATGCCGATCTTACTCATAAAATCTCAACGTCAGTTCAACTGACTGTAGATGCTGCTGCCTCTCAGGCAACTCGTTTAGGTTCTACCTATTCCGTTAGTGGTAGCAATGTATCTGCTACTCTTGGCGGTCTCACAGCACCCTCTGGTAGTGCTGCTGCCACTATGAACGCTGGTACATATACACAAACAACGGCAGGGAGTGCCTTCAACTTTTCAGAATCATTTACTGCTGGTGACTCAATCCCATCGGGAACAACGGTCAGTAGTGGTGTCGTTCCCTCCCTACCTGCATTTGGAAGTGTCACAACAACTGCAGGTGGTGTTGCTGGTTCTCTCGCTGGTACTATCGATTCTGCTGGTGTTATGTCATTAACTGCTGGTGGTGCTGGTACAAGTGCTACGGGACAATTCGTATCTGAAATTACTATCAGATAAATATGTCTAGACTACAAGAAGCAATCGGTCTCGGGTTGATTCTTGGTGCTATCCATGGGGCTGCTCAGGCAGTCCCAGTTGTACCAAATTTCACTCAGGGGTCTATGACCTCACACACAGAGACGACACAAAAGATAACAGAAACCATCAGTTCGATGGACTATAACACGGGGTATCAATACACCGTGACTGGGAGTGGAATTACAGCATCAGGTTCATTACAACCAGGGACAGGTGCTAATACGGTAACTATACAAGGAGTGACTTCGACATGGACTGGATTAACAAGCAGACCAACATTCACACAAACAACTCCAGGTGGGGCGTTTCAATTCACAGAAACTTACAAAGGTCCTGGTTTAAGCAATCACACAATCATCCAAAGAGAGACAGAAGTAAAGTCAATCACAGACACAACTTCAATATTTACGCAATAATTTTATCAAGTGTACTCCTACCTTCGCAAGCACTGGCAGAAACTGTTGGTGGTGTTTCTGCTACTGCGGCTCCTGTCGCCAATAGTTCTGGTTCTGTCACTAACCAAGCCATTCAAGTTCTTCAAGGACCATACATCACCAACACCTACGGTGCAGGAATCCAATGTCAAGGACCAACCTTAAACTTCACACCATATGTAACTGTCGCCGTATCAAAGCAACTACCATGGGAACCATATTATAACGAGAATGTTTATGATATGAGAGATCTTGACGAGGATGGATCACTGGACAATCCAGGTGCAGTCCTCTATCAAGTCCCAACTAGAACTGGACAGAAAGATAACTACAACTTAGGTGTAGGTTTCTCTGCTACATGGTCTCGCCCTCTTGATAAGAAACTACAAGACCAGTGTAAAGAAGCAGCTGCTGCTAACATCGAAATGATGAAGCAAACAACTGCTAACAAGAGATTAGATTTTGAGATCGCAAGACTCAAGAACTGCGGTGACCTTATGAAGCAAGGTATCTACTTCCACCCAAAGTCTCCATACTATAAAGTATGTGCTGATGTAGTAGTAACAAATCCTGGTGGAGTTATTCCCCCACATGTTCACCCTATTCCTTCCCCTTCAGTTTCCGAATCGCGTGAGAACGAATCCGCTGCTCAGCTCGGCGCTCCGTTGCAGACAGGACTGGGACAGACTTCCCCCGAATAGCAGCAATCTTTTTCATTACCTTCTTGACCGTTGGTTTGATGACCTTGAGTAGGACATCTGCCAGCGGTTTTGCCATAAGTGCTGATGCTGTAGCAATGACAGCAATACCACCAGTCATCACAACAGAACCAGGAGAAGGAAGACCAGCAATGATCTGCTCTGGGATAGGCACCTTCTCTGTGATCTGAATACACTGGTTACCAACTAACTGGTAGTCAGTAACTTTCTTTCTGAACCCCTCAATGTATGTTCCTACAGGTTCTTTGGCATTCTGTGCTGGTGTGGGGCACTCAATGACCGCACCAGCAGGGGGGGTTTTAGGTATCGGCAACTCATCAATGGGGGGGGTTTTACGTTGCCTTGTATCTACACCAGCAGGAGCAGTAGGTAACTTCCTATTGGGCTCAAACTGTATAGGATTAAATGATGGCACGTTACCATCACAAAATGTCATGTTACCTCTGGGATCAATTTCCCTAAGGTCATCAGTCTCTCTTGTTTCTACACACCCAGGCATATTTACAATGGGAATACCCATTTCCACAGTTACTGGAACTGGATACCCAGTAAAAACCTGAGGTACAGAGGGACCTAAAATATCAATCTCTGGTACATCTAAATTTCTAGTCCGAATATCAGGTATCTCCATCTGTAAATAACCCTACAATGCCACTCCATAAATGGAAGAAGAAAACGTATAAAAAGAATTTACTTTCAGCGTCTCTACTCTTCCTTCTGCGTGTTGTCGTCATCGATATCACAATCCTTAACTAATGTTGCCAAATCACCACCAATCTTTGCTCCCTGATCTTGTCCGAGCATTACCGCCCATCCCGCAGCCAACCAACCAATATAAGGAATGCCACTAAACCATGGGGCAGCAGCAGCACCCAAACCAGCTCCAACCATTCTACCTGCATTTTCTCCACCACCTTCCGCCTTGATACACTCTAATTTTTTGGCAGTCAACTTTCCCAAACCATCACCTCCGAGGTGACGAGCACCATCCATAGTGTACTCTTCAGTTGTCTTAATATCAGTTCTTCCACCAATACCAAAGAAACCATTCTTTTTCTGAATGTCTTTATCAACACTCATAACTCTGGGATCGTTTGCACGATACTCAATAGAGTAACCTTCCTTTGTGGCGTCTATCTTGTAGGCAGTATAGTCACCCACAGGGAGATTAATGATTGGTAGTTTTGTGGCATTCATGAGGTGTCCAAGAATACCAAGGTGTGCCACACCGAAAAGAGTTCCTACAGAAAGAGCAACCCACTTAAATGCAGATTTTGTTGGTTTGGTGGTCATTTTAGAAAGGTGATTTAGGGAGTCCTGTCGTCTTAGGAAGGGACGCACCACCTGGGATAGCACCACCTGTCATCTTAGGCATCTCTGGCATAGCACCAGAAATCATACCAGGGAGTGCTTCGGTTACAGATGCTGTAACCTGTTTGATTGCTGCTTCTTTAGCACTCTCAATCAGAGCATCCTTATTGAGATACACATAAGCACCAGCACCAACAACGGCAGCAGATACACCAAAAGAAGCAAGAGCAAGAAGGTTAATTAGTTTTTGCATTTTATTCTCCGAGTAGTCTTAAGCGATCATCAATATCACGCAACTCAGAATAATACTCACAAGGATATTCCATAGTGATGAAGTTATCTTGTAGTTTCATGTCTGTTCTACAATATCCACCACCTAGTTCTACATGACCAATAATAAACATCGTTACTAATAGCATGATTCTATATCGTAGGCATTATAGGTGGCTCACCGTCCTTCTTAGGTGCAGTGGCAATCTGAAGCGGGGCTTGCTCAATACGAATCGTTTGCGCTGGAGCCGTCTGCGCCGCAGCTTGGATGAGTTTCTCAAGATCATCCTTTGAGACACTTCCAGGGGCAGTGCCCTTAAACGTTCCGTCGCCATTCTTCTTTGCCGTCTGGACGCCAAAGGTAGCGAGCACCCCTGTAAAAACAGAAGCGATGAAGGTTGGATCAAGCTTCTGCTCTGGGATACCAAGTGCGGGCGGCAACTTGATGTAAGCGAGGGTAAGAATGCCACCAGACCAAACGAGGATCCCAAGACGCACGAAAGTGCTAAGGATGGCAAGGTGTTCCTCGCTATCCCCAGCTGCGCTCTTAAGTTTCCCAAACAAACCAGGCTTCTTTTCTGCCTGTTTTTCCTCCTGCTTAGACTCCTCTTTAATTTCTTCTGCCATTGATGGAACAACGGGGCATTGCTATTTATCTAAGCAATCATTCCCAATGACCATTAGATCGATATGTTTCTTAGAAAAGATTTCCTTTGCTTCCCAAAGTTTACTGGCGATTGGTTTACCACCAATATTCAGTGATGTATTTAGTAGAACAGAATCTCCAGTGATATCCTTATATCTACGAAGAAGTCGTGCAAATACATCATCACCAGTTACAGTTTGGATTCTACAACTACCATCAATATGAGTGACAGAATTAAGTTGCATATCTTTAACAGGAACCGATACATTCATGAGGAGT